CCGTATGATTTCGGGCTGTGCGGGCGGTAACTCTTTTATCTGCTCCGCGTACCATGACGGATAGTGTGGTTCCGGTGGCTGTCCGAGAATAGTATCTATTGCCACCTGTCTGCTTATACAGTCCGTGCCAATCGGGAGATTATATTGGGTATCCCTTGCATCAAATGTCGGTTGTGCGGACGGCAACTGCTCTATTCGTATAACCGCTTCTCCCGCACTGATGAATACTGCTCGTCCGTTTCCGTATTCGGTCAGCGCATCTATTGCCTGCTGCCTGCTGATTAATTCATCCATGCTCCACCTCGTTTTTGTTCCACAATTCGGGCAATACTCATAATACTTATATTGCATCGGGATACGAGCGCCACATTTGTTACACGTCCCCCATGTGTATTCAATTCCGTCTACAATATTTTTCCATCTCCCTTTCCGGCAGTGCCAGGATTTCGGAAATGGGAGCTGTCTCATAATAATTCTCGTCAAGGCATCCTCCATGAGGCCATTTAACCAAGCACCTATTACCACTATGGCACTTGATATGATTCTGCAAGGCATATTCGCAGAGAAAGCAACGAGCTTTTATAGCGTCATCAGGGAAGTGCGATTCACACCAACTCCACTTAAATTCAGTCCTTTCTAACGGCCTCGGATTATCGCCAAGTGCTGTCTGCATATCCGTCCACATCTGACGGTGCAACTTTAATGCCTGTTCTCTTGTTAGTTTCATATCGTCAACTCCAATCTTTTTGATTTATTCTCCTCTCACATCCACTTCGGCAGTTCAGCATCCTCTCCAAAAAGCTTTCCCCACAACTCAACGAATCGATATTTTTTCTCGACAATCGCAGGAGTAGATAAATGAGGACTCTCGATGTCGTAAATCTTGTTCAGGGTATCGCTTACCTCGTCACGATCAGGAACCTTCTTTACATCGCTCAAACCAAGAAGCCAATCTGTCGATACTCCGAATTTCTCGGCAATCTGAATCACTCCATATGTGTTCGGATAACTGTCCTTGTTTACCCAAGAACTAATAGTCCCACTGCCTGTGCAAAGAATTTCTGCTGCTTCCCTGTAGCTGAGATTCAAGTCATAAAGAAGTTGCGAAAGCCTTTCTCCGAAAATCGTCATAGCATCATCACTCCTTCCCCGTACTCCCAACGCCTCCAGTTCTCACTCCGACAGCATCATCATCGATTGCGATACCGTGGAGCATAAATACTGCCTGACAGATTCTGTCTCCGGCTTTGTACTTGACGAGTTTCTCGGAAGTGTTCATCAAAGCAAGCATCATATCGCCGTCATTTTCGCCAAGGGCGTAGTCGCTATCAATAATTCCAGTACCGTTAGTCAGCACGACTCCATCCTTGATTCCAACGGAAGAACGGACATACAGCTGTAAATGCCACGCTTCCATTTCGTCATGTGCAAAAACAGCCTTGATGCCTGTCGGAATTACCCTTCTCTGTCCGCTCGGAATCGAAATATCAATCGGAGTGCAAATGTCATATCCGGCTGAATACTTCGTCTTCCTCTCAGGCAGCTTGATCGAATCGTATGCCTTTTTGGCTTCTCCGCCCATGAAGTTGATTGGCCTGTACTCCATCATGTCTTTCTCAAATGCCTCGTATCTTACTTTTTCAAAGCGCATATATATCTCCTTTCGCTATGCCTTTTTCCCAGTCTTCTCTGATGTGGTGCAACCTACGGTAGTGTCTGTCTAATTCCTCAACACATAAGCATGAGTATTTTTTTGCATACTCTTTGACATTGGTTGACCAGTGCCTGTAGCCCACATCTGCGGCATCTTTGATAAGCCTGTTCCAGTCTCCGTCAGTCATCTCTTCTGCGTATAGCTTTCCGATATGCTTCTTGAATACGCTCCATGCTTCTGCGGTTACCTTTAATGCCTCTTCCAGGTATGCTCTCGGCTCTTTTGCATCACCCATGACCTCAGTGCAGATTTTCACGTATTCGGTGACATAAGTCTCAGCAGATGTCCCTTTATACATCTCGATTATCTGCTCAAAAGCCAGTTTTGGATTCTTCTGCTCCATGACGCATTGTCTGAATACCTTCCAGACGGTGTTAGAGGCATTCTGAAGCGTTTTTATGTATTCGTCCATAGTTTCCTCACTCAAACGGATTAGCGTCTGTATCGTCCTCGTAGTCGCTCAAATCGGCAAGTGACAACATTGGTTCTTTACGTTCCTGCGGTTCGTTATTGCACCAGCCATAAATGACATTCTCGCTCTTCTCGTTTTTGAGTCGTTTAGTCTCGACCTCATAGTAAAGCGGAATGAAAACATCTTGATTGCCGCCGTCACGATCCTTGACTATTTCAACAACATTCGTGCCGTCATAAATCGGATTGTCATCATGCCACCCAAACATATCCTTCGTGAACCGCTTGAAGTCGTTATTGTTCCTGTGGACGATGAAAGCATCATCAACAGCATTGCCAAGGTCGGCGGAACCGCTAATGTCATCGAATCTCAGGAACCCCATCGATTTTCTCGGATGTGCCACAAAAGCTATGTGGAGTTGCCGTTCTTTTGCCAGTGAACAAAGTCGAAGCACGAACTGTGTCTGAGCATCCCACTTGTTATCTGACAAACCACTGATGTTGAATGCCATCAGATTGTCGAGAATCAACAAGTCCAGTTTTTTCTCGTCTACGACCTTCTCAAACTCTGAAATGATAGAGCAGAAATCGTTGCCGTAGTCGTTGTTGTAGAGCCACAAGTGCTTGTCCATCCAACTTGCTATCTTCTTCTGAACAGCATCATCGGTGTAGAAGTATCCCTCGTACTTCGTAGGCTTCACAAAACTCTTTCCGGCAGCTTGCAGATTCATCCACTTGGCAAAGTTTTTCGGAGTCAACTCGCCTGAGTAAAACCCAACATTGTTGCCGTCTTGCATGGCGTTCAAACCTATCTCGGACAGCAATGTTGACTTTGCACTTCCTCTCAGTCCGCTCCATACACTCACATGGCCCTTCTTCAGTCCTCGCATCTTTTGATCTATGATTTCGATGCCCGTTCGTACGAAAGTTTCTTCCGGCATCTCCATGTCATGAATCATCTGCATGGTAAGGAACATAGGAGAGCCGTCTACAGGCTTCTCAGCGACCCGTACAGGCGGTTTTATGTGTCTGTTGTAAGAATGATACATCCGCTCCTGTCTGACGGCTTCACGCCTCTCGTAGGCGTTTGGTTCGAATCGTTGCCTGAACTCCTTCCAGTGGTAAGAACTGCAACTGTCATGCAGACAGACGAAGGATAACGCTCCGTTATTTCGCCGAAACACCATCGCATCCTTGCCCTTATGGTTTTCGTTGAATGGACAATGGTCGAGTATGTACTTCGTACCGTCAGAACATCCAACCGCCTTGTAACCGATGCCGTATTTCTGCATCCACGATTCAACATCGAATGACGAAGGGCTGTAGTTGTTATACTGCTGTGGCTTGTCCTGTTCGTCAGGAATTAGGCTTGCCAACTTTTCCAGGTAAGCAATGTCGGTTGCCTTAACCTCCGTAGGATTGCCAATTATGTAACTCTGCCTGTGAGGACGTTCCTTGGTGTTTGCACCCTTGGCACTCACGCAGCCATAAAGTTTACAGATTCGGCTCGGATTGAAATTCTTGACATCGACTTTGACATTATCGGTGGAGAACATCATGTCCAACACTTGCAGACATTTCTTCATCAGTGCTATCCGCTCATCTGTCTTGGCAAGATTCACTCTGTAGAGGAGATGAACACCGTTCCCTGAGTATGCAAACAGCGGAGTCTCAAATCCCAAATTCCTGAGTCCCAAAAACATCTTGTTGCCAAGGTTCTTTGCTTCTTGCAGTTCAGCGTCCGATGAAGATGTACCTGACGGTCGCTTCGGGTCGAGATCAATCATCAGCCAGTCATATCCAGTGATGTCTCCATCGCTCGTTGTCGGCTCTTTCCTTATCAGCAGAAATTTGTCCCTCTGAACTCTACCGTAGCAACCTTCATCAATCTCGTTGAGCGTGATGTAAACATTTCGGTTTCGCAAATCCTCGTGGGATAAAGCCTCGACCAATGTATCGGCATCCGTGAAGTACCCACTGTAGATTCGTGAACCTTCAAGCATCCGGCACTCAAAAAGCTGTCCGTCAGGCTTCATGATCGCTATCGCTTTTTTTACTTCGTTCTCGTCAAACTGTTTGCTCATTGTCGTATCTTCTTAGGCTTCTCAAGTCCTGTCGGCATCTCTTGCCTAGGCTCTGACATAGGCTTGCGCTGATTGTAGTTACCTTCCAGGACCTTCGGAAAATTACTGGGAAGCACAAACCAGTCAAATGTGATTCTCCATCCCTTGTTGTTCTTGCCCTGGAGAAAATCACTTGTTCTGACATTCTCTATTGCCTCAAGGATCGCAGACTCACCATATTCTCTTAATCTGGCCCTCAGACAATCAGCTCTCTTACTGCCGGCATTGATGCTTCTGACAGGATTGATTCCAACGCTGACAAGAGTGTTCCAAGCATTAATAACAGCCTCATACTTTTGGCTCTGACGATTCGTGGTACGATTCGTGGACGATTCGTGGACGATTCGTTCATTATCATTGTCATTGTCATTGTCATTATTATTTTTATTTAATAGATTACCTAAATGTATTAGATAATCCTTTACTGTAATATTTAAATTATCTTTATAGATATTGTTATCATAGACATATTCAAGTAATGTCTTATCCTCTACCCTGCTCTCTTCCTTGATGAGACAATCCATGACAGGCTTGCCACCTTTGACTACCGAATGCCTCAGATAGTTCTTTATGGCAACCTCACAAATCTCCTTGTTGTAGCGGATCATGTCGTACTTGGTTTCAAATCTCTCCAAAAGCACCATGACTGCTTCCTTTGAGTACCCAAGTTCAAACGCAGCCGTCTTCGGAACAAGTTTATAAATGCCAAGCTGACTTGTGTGTGGATTGGTTATCAGATAGAGATAAAAGTATTTGTCTTCCGGTGAGAAGTCGTTGACTATTTTCTCGTCTTCCCAAAAAGATGTGCTTACAACTCTGTTAATTGGTTTCATGATGTGCCTCTTTTATCTTAAATCAAACTCTTCGCCAGTTTCTTCGCAGACCACATAAGCTCCCCCGTCAACATCGTATTGACAGTAATCCATTGCGAGATCAGCAGCTTCTTCAGGGGTTTCTGCTTCTACAACATCGTCATACACAACCAGGAATGATACGTGATAATGTTTCATGTTTTACCTCTCAAAATTCCAATTTCATCTGCCCGTCGCACTGCTGCTTCTTCTTCGGCTTCCTGGGATGGTAGCCATTTGTCTCTCCAAAAGCATCCTGGTATTCAGGCTCCACATCGGCAAAGCGAAACTCCTTGCAGGTGTTGGTATGCTTGCAATAACTTCTGGATAAGCAAATCTCCTTTGCCATGCAGTACGGAACGTTATTTACACAAAGATTTACGCAATACCGGCAGTACTGTTTCATGTTCCCTCTCCATCGTCCCTCACAAGCAATGACAACTTTGCCCACATAGCACCGCACCTGGTTATTTCTCCGCTTGAGTGCCAATCGTTTGCAGTTAAAATTGCGTGTTCCCTATGCGTGACTGCACACAAGTTTTTAACATCAAAATTGGTACGATCTCCGTCAAGATGAATTATCTGAACGTTGTTCGGCAGCTTAACACCGTAATGATTCTCGTAGATATATCTGCCGTATGGATACCAGTCAATCCTATCATCGCCAGTATCTTTTATCTTAATCCTCGTTCTGCCGGTCCCCCATGAGCAAAGCGACCCAAGTGGTCTTTTATATGACTGGACCGTATCTTCTCTTACACCACCGTTACCTTTGTGGATGTCAAGCCACTCTCTAACGTGCATTTTGATTGCCTCTTGAGAATGGCTATGTCCACTCACAGACGTTATGTTCTCCGATAACCAGTTACTAGAAAACCTTGGAGCGTATTCTTTAAGCCACTCATCTTCTGCTTTTGTGAATCCATAAGCGTTATTAGACCGCCTCAGTCCCATACGTGTGCATCTTCTCTCGATTGGTGAATAGCCTCTTCTCGACCACTTATAGTCTGTTCCAAAATGTTCGTTGTATGCTGCAGTGAGGTCTGCGTAGTTTGAATACTTTTCCATGTTATCTATAAGCCATTGGTTTTGCTCATCCGTGAAAGGCTTAGACATTGTTCTCACCAATAATCTCAGCCAAAACGGAATGGGTAAGAGTCTTCTGCTGGGCAAGTGCCTTCTCGTATTCCAGGATCAGCTTGCCGTTATTAATCATCTGCTTGCCAACCGAAACAATGATTCTTGTTTGCTCATTCTCAGTGGTTCTTTCTTCCGCAGTAAGATCATCTTTAAGCGTTACGTTGATGCGGTCCCCCAAAACTTCATGCAGTTCTACCAGTGTCATTTCGTTTTTTCTCCTTGTTGTTTATTCTCTTGTTAATGATTCCGTTTTCTCTTGCGATTTCTCAAATGCGTCTCTCGGACATTCAAATCCATCTTTTGTAGGGAATCCAAACTTTGTACCAGTCCCAGGCCGCCAATGTATCGCACAATCATATTTGTCTACGCCGGACATTTCAGGAATCGGGCATTCACGGCACTTGGGTAAATCGTTGTAATCGAAACCCATATCATCCTCCTAATAGTTCCACGATCTTCTGTGCCGATTCGTATGGACTGCAAAAGACAAATGTAATGCCGTATTTGGCACTCATCGTGTACATTGTCTTCATCAGCCTAATGTTGTCACAAGGCGGTTTAGAGCCTTTATTGCGGACATTCTGCCATTTGCCAAGCCTGTGCATATAATTCACCTTGTTGTATCGATGCAACCTAGGGTTGCTCCATTTACGGATGTCATCAATAGACTTGATGCCCTCGGTATTCTCCACCAAGACGTAAAATTTACATCCAGCCTTCTGAGCGGTTATAGCTTCTTCTCTGAAGCGTTCATGTTCCTTCTGACTTGAACAAAGGTTTCCGCAGATTTCATCGATGGAGTTTTTGCGGTCAACGGAAATCTTGATGTCATTAACCAAATCCATCTTCTTGATCTTGTCACCTCTCCGCTTTACGACTTCGGCAATCTCATCGGTAATCTGGATGTAGTCCCCATATGGAAGCGGTAGAGGCATAAGTTCATGCCCCATACTCATCATCCTTCTATGGTTGACCTCATTCGACTTCTTGTGAGTGCCTGTCAATTGATTGCGATCAACTCCTATTCTCATTTCTCACCTCAATTGAATGGCATATGTTCATCAATCGTGTCAGGGATGTTGTTCATGAAGTCATCATAGTTATTGACCGTAGGAACATCGTTCTGAGGCTGAGATGTCTGATTCTGTGTGTTCTGAGGCTGAGGCTGAGAGTTCTGTGCCTGTGCGGCTTTGGATTCTGCGAATTCAATCTCGTCCACCACGAAGTCGTGAGTGTAAACCTTCTGACCGTCACGGTTGTTGTAACTGCCGGACTGATAATGGCAACGCACCACGAGCTTGGTCCCTTTCTTTACGTACTTCTCGACAAATTCTCCAGTCTTGCCGAAAGCTACCATGTTGGGGAAGTCAGCACCTTTGTTTCTTCCAGTCCTGTCAACAGCAAGGCTGAACCTAGCAACGCACATCGGCTCGCTTGACTGCGTGTATCTGATTTCGGGATCCTTTGTCGTGCGACCGCAAAATAATGCAAAATTAGCCATTTGGTTGTTCCTTTCGTTATAGTTCGATTACTTTGTTTCTCTTTGCCAGTGATACATTCACGGTATCTCCGGCAACTTCTTGTACTTCTTTGACCATCCTGTCTGTATCGGCTTCTTCCGACCAGTGGCACAGGATTATGTTCTTCATGTATTGGTTTTTGTTAGCCTGGATTATGTCTTTGACAGTAGACAGACTGCTGTGGCCCATAACCACATGAGCGTATTTAGCCTCATCGCTGTCAGGAGCGTCAATGTGATTGCAGGCAACGAGCCATGTATTAACCGCCCATGACTTAAACGTGTATTTGCAATAGCCAAAATCGGTCATGTAAACAATGGTCTTGCCGTCTACACGAATCAGATAGCCATAACACTTAACGTCATGAGGGACCTCAAACGGAGTGACCAACACATCCCCTTTTTTCAGAGTCTTCTTTGCTGTGAGATTGTCCACTCCATATGTATCGATTCCATTCCGCCTGAAGTCCATCTCATAACGTGAGTGATCGCTGTGGCTGTGAGTGACAAGTGCAAAACGAATGTCCATAGGTCTAAATTTGGTGGCTATCATGACCTTTTTCCACGCCACTCCACAATCCAGTGCGATATAACTATTGTCTTTGCGTTTCAGCAGGTAACAGTTTCCTGCACTGCCAGTTCCAACTGTAATGAGTTCCATATTGTGCCCCTAGAACACCCCTAGCGTATCCGTAGGGACGTTTTTATTACTTCTGTGAGGATTTATGCACCATCGATTAAAAGTCGCTCTAAACCTCGTTAAAAGCCGAATTTGGAAATTGCATCGTTCTCGATTGCTTCAAGCCTTTTGACCGCATCCGCAAGAGAAACCTCGACATTCTCTGTCTCAGAATTGAATCTGTCACGGACATAAGACTTGACCGCACCTTTCAAAGTGTTGAAATGACCAACATAGTCTCTGACTTCTTCTCCGGCTTTCTTGCCCTTCTTGGCAGTCTTCCTACGGAACAGTGAATAATTTCCCATACTGTCAGTCTCGATGGCATAGTTGTTATCGATCACAATCATGTCGTTACCTCCGTTGCTTCGACCACCAGCTCCTCAGAGTTTCCATTCTCCTCGATTTCCCTTTCCGCAAGTACCTTCGGGTCAGTCTCAATCTCAAGTCCGGCATTCATTGCATCTGCCAACTTGTCATCCATGTCAAGGGGAATCGCCTTTGCCAATCTGCGGAGAACGGTTTTCCGATACATCATTTGCGTAAATCTGTCCCAAGCAGGACTATTCTTCGCCTTGCTGGACTTTCTGCACTGTTCCAGTTCCTGGAGTGACATGACTTCATACACCATGCCGCCGTCAGCATAAAGGCATACCGCAAACGCCCCGACAATCTTGCCTGTGTTGAACGCCTTCGGCTTGAAGGTTACAGAAGGCTCACCGTTGACAATGGTTTCCTCAAAGTCATCGCCTTCGCGAACCACCTTGGCATAAATGGTCTTAATCTCTCTGGTCGAATACTTCATGCAAAGCTTCTGCATACCGATATAGCTAGGCATGAAATTGATCGTTGAGCCGTATGGAACGAGGTACATCTCGTTGTTCATCGCATCAAGTCCAAGATAAGCACCTCTGATGAGGCCCATCTTAATCTGTTCTGTGCCATACTTCTTTGCGAATGTGGCAAGTGTTTCATTGCCATTCAGAAGAGCAATTGAGTTGTTCACAAACCTTGTGATATTGAAATCTCTAGGCAGTGCCCCTCTCTGCATATTCAGTTCCTCGGTGAGGATTACGCTGAATTTCGGTTTGTTTGTTGATACTTCGTTTGGCATAAATACGCTCCTTTCATGCCGTCCTATACTCCTTGCCGGAGATTGATTTTGGGTGCCATATCATCACCTCGTTTATCTATTGGATATTTACTCTTACTCCCTTAATATGGAACGTCATCAAAAGTATCATCATCGTCCTGAATGACGGCCTTGCTCATCATTTCTGCAACATCTGCAATACGACTCGGCTTGATTTCAGAAACATCAATTCCGCTTCTCTCTTTGACCATTTCAGCAGATGTGCAAAGGATTGCCCAAAACGCCTCGGTTGCAGTCCTCTTGCCGAATATCTTGGAAACGTCTTCGCAGAAACTTGCGATACCTTCTGACAACTCATAGACAATGTCTTCGCCAGTTCCGTCAGTCTCGATCCTGATTGTCCCCTTCTTGGTAGTCTTAATCTTAATCATGAAACGACTCCTCCCATTTCTTGTTGAGAAACTCGACATCGCTTTCGGTGAAAGAAACTTCAATGCCTTTCTCCCTTACCATTTGGGCCATTGAATAGAACATTGACTTTACGGTTGTCTGAGAAATTTTCATCTCAATATCACTGTCTGTGGGGAGATGGTCAACCAAAGCTTTGAAGGCTGTAACGATGTCAGCACTAATCTCAACAAGCGTTCCGTTAAGTGTCATTTCTCCATTTTTCACTTTAATCATTTTCTCACCGTTAACCTTTCGTCTTCTGTGACACACAGCAGCACAAGCTGTCTGTCTGTTTTCATTTTCTCCCGATTCTCCATATCAAAGCACTCAGCACCGTCAACCCAGATGGGCAACTCCTGTCCGTAATGCTTCTGAAGACCTACGCAGATGTCAATTTTCGCCGCCATGATAGCTGCCGTGTTGGCACTGTATGTCATGTCCCTGTACTCGCCATCAGAGCAAAGAACAAGCGGAGTGCAGTCATCCTTGATCTCGCCATTCTTCTGTACTGCAAAGAGCCTAAACTTGACTCTTGTAAAGTGGCTGTTTACCTGCTCGGAAAGCATCTCGTTCTTCTTCTGAGAAATCAACTGCATTTGATAGAGGATATTCTCGGCATCAGCCTTCTTCTGACTGTAAACACGAAGCTGTTCCTTCAGGTCAGCAATCTTCTCATCGATTAAGCTGTTGTTTTCTTCCTTTGCCATCTGCCGGATGTATGACTGCAATAAGTCCTTCTTCTTGGAGATAGCGTCATTGATCGTATAGGCAAGCTTGGCATAGTCATCGCACTTGTTCTTCTCTTCAGTAAGTTTGGCAATCTCAGCGTCAATCTCGCTGTAGTCAGGTGTGACGGGTTCCTGGAACGGAAGTAACTCGTTCTTCTTCCGCTGAAGTTCCTCAGTCAGCTTTTCGACTTCCTTGACTGCCTTGGCTTTTTTGTCCGCCAGTTTCCTTCCGTCAACCTTGTAGGACTCGATCCGTTTTGTTGTAGCAGTGATTTTGCTCTCGATGTCACTGGACTCAGCGTCATGATGTTTCTGCCAGTTCGCCTTGGCTTTTTCAACATCATCCTTCGGAATCTTCTGTCCGCAGGTAGGACAAATTGTTGTGCCGGAGAACTTGGCTTTCTTCAACTCTCTCAGTTCAGTGGCGAGTTTCTTGCCGGACTCAACAGCAATCTTGTAAGCCTCATTCATGCTTTTGCCATCAGCTTCAATTTTGAAGAGTTTTCTCTTGGCATCTGTCAGCTTGTCATCGATAGCATCAGCCTCTTCGTGGATACGTCTCAAAGTGGCAAGACGTTCCGTGTTTGCCTCGTTGTAGAGGCTCTGCTTGCGACCAGTAAGCTCTCTGATGCGACCATTGATAGAATCTGCGTTTGCCTTTGCCTTGGCATCATCTCTCTTGGTAACATCAGCACGGATTTCTTCTTCGAGGTCTGCCTTGAGTTTCGGCAGGTCAGGGTTCAATTCAATCTTTGCCTTTTCCAGTCCGATAATCTGATTGGGAATGCTCTCGGCGTTTTCCTTGAAGCGTTTCATAGAAGCCTTGTTCATAGCTGTGATTTCTTCAAGCGTGTAACCCTGTTCAAGCAGTTCTACGGATTCTTTGCACTCCTCAATGGTCTTTGCTACATCGAGGTCTGTAACACCGTCTGCAAGGCCGAAAACGAACTTCCTACGGTCTGCAATCTTCATCATCATCAGCACTTCGGGGTGCATGAGCACAAGCATATTTTCAACATCAATGCCCATTGCTTCCACATCCTTGAAGAAGTCCTTCTGGGTCTTTGGAACGCTGTTAATCTCATATCGATTAGCGATCCTTACAGGAGCGTTCTGCTCCTTCTGCTTCTTTGTACGAAGGTCTGTCTGATACTTGCGGAATGTTACTGTCTTACCGCCGACCTCACAAGTAATGGTGACTGATGCCTCACTCTCTTCAGCAAAGCTACACCTTACGTCAGGATTGGACTGGAGTTCATAGTCCTTGTCTGTCCACACCCACATCCAAGCTGTCACGACCGTAGTCTTTCCAGTTCCGTTTTTTCCACAGATGAGGGTCAGAATCTCATCAAATGTGAGAGTTACACTCCTTGCTCCCTTGAAAAACTCAAGGGCCATACTCAACAGTTTCATTTGTCACTCCTTTCATTGTCGCAAATGATGTATCCGCAACCGATTGTCACAGCCAAGCAGAACAGAGTCATCAAAGCATTGCCTTTGCTATCGAAAAATCCATCCAAGCTGCATCCACAAAGGATGAATGCCAAAACAAAAATCACAGATACAACATTCTCAAACATCTTTTACCTCCTGTTTTTTGCGATAACGATACAAGATTTGCTTGACGTTATCTTTTGAAGTCTTGAAGTCCTTGGCGATGTCTTGGAGGAGCATTCCAGCTTTTCGCATCTCAACCATTTTCTGCTTTTCATCATCGGAGAAATGTCTTTTCCTCGGCTTCAGAACGCCGGAGGCAATCTCTTTGTTTATCCTCAGTTGGCAAGCATTTTCACTACTCGCTCCGCATTCCCTGGCGATTTCCTTGACTGGATACCCCTCGTTATACATCCGCCTTAACTTTGACAGCCTTGCCTTGTCCCAAAACCACGCTCCCTGCGGACCCGGCTTTGCTTTGTTCTTTGGGTTCAGGTTGATCTCATGATGTTCCATGAGCCTTAATGCCCTTTCCTTCTCTCTTGGGTCATCAACTCGCATTGGCTTTGTCGGTTTTGGTGCGTCCGGCAGAACCATCTTCTTTACATATGCTTTTGGCATTTGTGAGCCTCACTGTTACCGTCTTTCCGTATTTGTAGCTGAGTATCATCTCAACCGTCTTCTGAAGTAGTTCAAGATTCAATCTTCTCCACTCCCTTGATGCCAATGAGGTAGCACTTCTCACTGGTGTCATCCTTGATGTAGGCCAGAAGGCCATCGTTAAACTCACCGTGTTCGGCAATTTTGAGAACTTCGCCTCTCGTTCCCACTTTCGGCGTAAATCCGTAAGCATACTTGGCGATCGCCTCTTTGTCTTCGATGTTCTGTGCAACCCACTTTGGATAGGTGGTGTAGCACTTGCCGGAGTTGATGATTTCTACACTGTCACCAACCTTAATCTCCCCGTAAGGCTTGAGAGCTGATTCACTGAATGACAACATACAGTTCTCGTTTCCCTCAAAGCTGAGAAGGTAGTAATAGGTGCTGACTTTTCCTCTAACAATTGCGGCCTTTCCGCAAAACCTACTCATTGTGCTAACAAACGCAATTTCGCCAATATCGCCATATTTGTCAGTTCCGAATTCATCAGCCATTTCGTCCCACTGGCGGACCTCGACTTTATCGCCGATGCTGAACTTGGGAGCCTTGAAATCATCGCCAACCTTTCTAAACATTTCGGTAGAGAACGCATAAAGTGGAGTCTCTTTTCCATCCTCGAATTCAAGCTTAAAACTATCGGTTGAGGTGAATGTGGCGATAATCCTCGCAACTTTTCCACAATATTTCTTCATGCGCTCTGTGAAGAAGTTATTGCACTTGATACTACCGAAGGCATTGACTCCGAACTCCTGTGCCATATCATCCCACTCACGAATGACGACCCTGTCACCGACCTTTAACTCTTCCTTCTTGATCTCAATCGGATGTCTGCCAGTAAGGCTTGACGGAACTTCCTCTCCAAGTAGCCTCAGAAGGGCAATTCTTGCTCCTACGCCGAAGTTGAACTCATCTGTAGGACAGCAAATCGCAACTCCTTCACGACCAGTATTGCTCTCATGAGCGATCACCTTCCTGCCACTCTGATAGATGTGAATGGCAGTTTTGTGACTCCTCAGAAAACGCTTCGCACTGGTTGCATCTGTGAAGTCCATCGGATTCCTCTCCACATATTCCGCTGTGTCGTAACTTAAACGGTTGCGAAGAATTGTAAAAGCGCATCCGTTTTCTTTGCAATCGCTTAACGCAGGCTCCCATCCAGCGGGCTTGTCACCGCTGTTCCACCTAACTTCAGGGTATCTGTCCTGGATAAGCTGAAGGACTGTGTGTGCTTCTTTGCCGTTACGGCATCTGATCTTTGTGTCTTTCATTTGTCTCCTTTCTTAGGCATCTGTTGCTGTGTAGACCATTGACGATCGCCTTTCTATTTAATGACCGCAATCATTAACTTCATATATGCCAAGACCTCTTCGTTACCTTTTACAAATTTGCTATGAGTATCTACGAGCTTATGTGCGGCGGCCTCACCATAGTTGCTATAGATGTGCGTCATCAAATCTGTTGAATCAAAATTTGAATTGTATATAGTGTGCAGAGTTTTGTGGCAGTTCGGGCAAAGGCACATGATGTTGTCCGGCGAATTGTCTCCATACTTGCTTATCGGAAGTATGTGATGAATTTGAAGCACAGGCTTGTAAGAAAAACCGCATATTTCGCACTTGCCTTTTTCGGCAATTATGCCTTTTTTAAGCTTGTCTGCCTCTTTCTTCAGCCTTTCGGACCTTGTTGCCCTTAACGCCTTTAGCATCTGCTTTTTGCGATACTTTGCTGCTTTGTCGTTTGAATCCCAAAGCATTGTGTCAACTATTGCCGCCATTTCTCTATCTGGTGTAAACATCAGTTTGTCCTCACTGTAAATCCATCAAGTGCGTTTTTAAGCTTTATAAGCATCTTGATTCCGTCATTTACAGATGCCAGGAATTCGTCTCTTGAAAACTCTTTGCAGTCAAGCTTGGATATTTCATCGATGACATTCGCCCTGTTGTACTTGACGGTGTTCATGATCTTGGTGATGCCGGACAAAATTTCGTCAGCATATGCAAGACCAGCAGTTTCTGTAGCATCCTTGGCAACGTCCTCGACTTCTTCGCCGTCATCATTCTCACAAGCCAGTTCAATGCTCCTCTCCTCGATGTGGCGAGGATTCTTCATAACTTCTGAATTTGTGACATTGACTTCTGCCTCGGTTACTTCTAGATGAGGATTAGGATTCTTCTTAGGCGGTAAGCCTTTGACTTCACGGTATGCCTTGTCGATGGACATCTCCTTGTTGCGAACTGCCTGTTTGACTTCTTCGTTGTCACTCTTTTCGATTGTCTCTACCTTGTGAATGGTGTCGTGTGAGACTCCGGCAACCTTGGCGAGTTCTTTTGCAGTATGTTCAGCTTTATCAGATTTCTGATAACCCTGTTCTGTATGAGTGGATTGTCGCTCTTTTGCCTTCTCCGCAATCACTGGTTTCAGCTTCAGAGCGAGAACGCTTCTGTCGTAAGCTGAGAGATTCCGTCTTCCCAACTGGTTCTTGATGATCCATAACTTAACATCATCTCGACTTTCGAATTCCATTTCATCTGTCTTGTAGGAAAGTCCGTGCTTCTCAGCAATCTCGTATCTGTTGTGACCATCAACCAGAATTCCGCTCCAGGTCTTCAGCGAATCTTGGATGCCGTTCTCAAGGCAGTTCGCTTCAAGCTGAGAGAATTCCTCTGCCGTCAGCGGCGGTATGAGTGTTCTGAATTCGGTGTCGATAGTGATGTTCATTTCTTACCCCTCATCGCTCGTAAGTTTCTCGTTCCAAGTTCGGCACGAATCTCTGACAGGACATCCTCGTACTTGCGAGTTATGTTGTATCTGTTCCTGTCAGACCTCTTGTAGTTGTACATATAGTTCAAGTTGCTGATTGCCAAGCTTACGTTCCTTGCAGGTTCTACAAGTTTGTAATTCTTCTTTATGGAGTCAACAAGCTGTTCGATGCTGAAGTTGGCATCTGTCTCTGCAACGTATTCGCAGAAGATGACTCCGTGGAGCAGAACGCTCTTGAACTTGTAATCTGTAGGAAGAAGGTTCGATACCTCTCTCAGTTTTGTAAGCCTTCTGATGGCATTGTTCATTGACGCAAAATCCATCTCGTCATACGTGCCATCTTTTATAGAGTTAGACTTCAATGTGCTGAGTCCGTACTTGCTTGCTGCTTTCATGATCGTGTTCTGGCTGAATTCCGGGAACTGTTGCTTAACGACTTCAAGATTGCGGTAGGCATCTCTTGCATCATCGCCTGTGGCATAACTGTGGATGTAGTCATCAACCTTCCAGTTGGTCGCATTCTTGTTGAGGTATCTAACTTCCCTGATCGTAAGGCCGTCCTGTTTTATGTAGATGACTGGCAGTTTCAATGTCTTCATTGCGAGAAATCTGCCTTGTCCGTCAATGATTTCGAATTTCTCGTTCACCAGAATTGGCTGCCATAGCATACCGATTTCTTTGATGGATTCGATAATCTTCTTGGCGTGGTCAATTGGGCGGTTGCCGTCAATCAGCCGGAACTTACTGTAATCACTGGTCTGATATACAGATGCGATTTTCTTTTCTCCCATTGTTTTTCTCCTTTTCCTTGGTTATCCCGACTTCTCTTCGCTTTCCTTAATGATGTCGACAACACTAACACCAAGGAATGCGGCTACTTTCTCAAGGTTGCCAAGGTTCGGCTTTAGAGTTTTCCATTTGCCAATCGTGCCGTTTCCAAGTCCAGTGGCTTCTTCCAGTGCCTTAATGGAAATCCCACGTTCTTTGGCAAGCCTATAGATGGTTTCGTAGTACACTTACTCACCCCCTTTCTTTTTAATTTTTTGTTACAAAACATTGACAAAACGTAGAACATATTCTATGATTTAGTTACCACACTATTTAAGAATTTGTTCTGCTTTTTGTTGTTCAGTAGAATTATTTCTGCTTACAAATGGTATTGTAGTAGAATGGTTTCTAGTTGTCAACACCAAAGTGGAATTTTTTCTAATGGATTTTTTGAGGAGTAGAAAAAATGACTACTTATGACAGAATTGCAGAGTTGTGCAAGGAAAGAGGGCTTTCTGTTACCGCCCTTGAAAACGAACTGGGATTTGGGCGTGGAAGTATCGGGAAACTAAAGAAGGGAATCACCATGTCATCCGCAAGGCTTCAGAAGATTGCAGACAAGCTGGGAACAACAGCGGATTATTTGCTCACTGGTGAGATAAAAGTCAATGCTGATTACTCAGAGTATTACACTAACTTCTTGTCCGCACTTGAAGCACAACAAATGTACGATGATAAAAGGCTGAGAGGACTTAACCATATACAAAAGAATATCGACCCACAAGTTTTTGAAACATACTACAAAATGTTGATTGCAATGTATCAAAAGGAGCATCCGACAGACGATTATGATTTTGGAGAGTGAGAATCTTCCAGTAGACATGAGAGGATATGACTTCAATTTAGTATTGGTAGATGTGGACACTTCCATTGGCGAAACTATATGTGCAAACGCCGATGGCAGTTTCACGATATTAATCAATTCCAGGATGTCAGAGTCAATGCAGAAATATTGCTTTGAACACGCGCTAGATCATGTTCGGCATCACGACTGGGATTTTGACGATGTAAATGAAATAGAAGCGAGAGCGCACAGGAGGGAAAAATGAAACGAGCAGCGTTGTATTGTCGAGTCAGTACCGATCAGCAAGTCGATGACGGACAAAGCATACAGGCACAACTTCAGGCATTGCAGAATCATGCTGAGAAGAAGGGATATGTCGTTGTTGACGTTTATGTCGATGATGGCGTTTCTGGAACTCTCTTCAACGAGAGAGATGAGTTGCAAAGGCTTCTCAACGATGTGAGGCAAAAAAAGATTGACATAATCTGCTTTACAAAGTTGGACAGATGGTTCAGAAATGTACGGCACTACCTTAACACACAAACTATACTTGATGATTTTGGTGTACCTTGGGAGACGGTTTGGGAGCGATATGAGACAGTGACACCACAGGGCAGACTCATGATAACTCAGATGCTTGCTTTTGCAGAATTTGAGGCTGGTAACACCGCTCTCAGGATCAATAAGGTTTTTGATTATAAGAAGACAAAACACGAAGTCCTTTCCGGCAAGGTCCCTTTTGGCTACAGGATCGAGGATAAGCATTATGTAATTGATGAGGAAAATGCCGACATAGTGAGACAAGCGTTTGCCATGTATGTCGAGAGTGGAAATATGTGCGAGACGCTACGGAGATTCTCAGAAACAGGTATGCCAAAAACACAGAGAGCATTTAAGAAGCTATTGCAGAATCGGAAGTATTTGGGAGAGGCATACGGATATGATGACTATTTACCGCCGATAATCGACAAGCAGACATTTGAAACTGTGCAGCATATGCTGTCGATGAATGTCAAAAGCAATCATGTCAATAACTATGTGTTCACTGGACTTGTGTGGTGCAGTGATTGTAAGAGAAAGATGACCGGCACGACTGATAAGTACAAAAAGAGCAGATACAAGGTTTATCGGTGTATGTATCACTACCGCCCGGTGCCGACTTGCGATAACACCAGTGGCATTAATGAAAAGAAGTTGGAAAAATATTTGGTCAAGAACCTGGAAGGACTTGCGTTCGCAGAATTGAATGAAAAAGAATCCATCAAACGAGACAGCTATGAGAAGCAGATTGCATCTTTGGAGAAGAAGCTGAAACGCCTGAAGGATTTGTATATCAATGAATTGATCTCACTAGACGAATATAAGCATGATGTAGCCGACTACACGGCTCGTATAAGCGATTTTCGGCAAAAGGCGAATAAGACTAAGGCTTCTGACAAAACCGCCTTGAAACAGCTTGTAGGGATGCACCTAGACCAGTGGTATTGGACTCTCACTGAGGACGAGAGACGGCAACTGTGGCGTGGTGTAATCGATAAAATTTGGTACGGCTCGGATAAGCAAATCAGAGTCGAATTTTTATAGTCGTAAACAGTTGTATCCGTGCGGGTGGTTCAACTTACTACCATGAACGCTTAACAAACGTTTGTTCGATTAAAGTATAAAATAAAAGGGGAGTCTTTGCAACTCCCCAAATATGAAAAATGTGTCCATGGCTTAACATTCTTCTCGCTATAGTGTTTCGATGATCGCTCGGTACGTTTCGCTTCCGACTATGCCGTCAACCTCAATGCCTTTGCTTGCCTGAAGAGCAGTCACAGCAGAAGTAGTTCCCCAACCAAAGGAACCATCGTCATCAATATCAAGCGCAACTTGAATCGCTTTAACATATCTTCCCTTCGAACCTCTCTTCAGCATTGGCAGTGTGGGGATAAGAGCATTCCATGTCTCGTTCCAAACCTCTCCATCCGCATTGACTCCAAGTTCCTTCTGCTTTGCGATCACAGCTTTCTTGGTGAGTTGTCCGAATGAACCATCGTCATCCAAACCACCGAGAATCAACTGAAGGAATCTCACAGCCTTGCCTTTACTGCCTTTTTTGAGGAGCGGCATGGTTGAATCGGCTTTAGCTTTCTCACCACTGTAGATACCATTTGTGACCGCAGTAGCTACGTGATGTACATCATTGAGGAGTATGTCTCCGGCAACGAGATAGTCATCGGTTGTAGTGTACTTTGATGCTGTCAATACGTCAAATCCGGCCTTGCTGAAGGATGACCTCATATTTCCTGTATATGTGGCATCAATGTTCTGCAATTCTTTTTTGTTGAGCAGATAACCAGTTGCCTTAACGATAGCAATAACTCCGGCACTGCAATCAGATTCACAGGCTTTTGTTATCTTGCTAGGGTCGTATCCGTTAGCTTTTAACTCTTCCCAGTATGTCTGCCTCTGATTTTGGTCATACCCAATGTTGTCATTCTCGGCTGACAGCACAGCGAGATGAGCGATTGTTGCCCTTACATTGGCATCAGGATGCCTCAGAACACCGTTCCAGGGGCGATTATACCAATCTCTGATACGCCATTCGTTGCCAGTCTGGTCACCTGCCTTACCGCCCTTATAGCGACCATTCTCATCAGATCCCGAATTTGAAATCTTGACAGGATTGGTCGTAGGGAATGTGTAAAGCACCTTTTCTTCAACTTTGTTCGCATTGCCATTAATCAGCTTGCGGAGATAAGCCTCGTCCACATAAAAGGCATTGCAATCCAAGTCACCGCTGTAACCGTAAAGTTTGCCGACAGAGGTAAACTGCCATGCGATGTATCTGCTCCACCATTTGACATTCGGTGCAGTTCCGGCGTGAGACATATCGAAGTTTCGGTCGCTCACATAGTCCCTGTATTTTGCCACCCACAACGGATATTTGGCGAGACTTGAATAGTTGTTGGCATTAATCATGTTCTCGTAAGAGTAGAACACAGGCGTGGAGTTTGTCTGTTTGGCAACATAGTCGAGGAATCCCTTCGCCCAAGCTGCATCGCTTGCTCCGCCTTTGTCTTCCCAATCGAGTACATAGAATACCTTGCCCTTCCACTTGAGAGTCAGCTTCATAAAGAATTTGGCTTCTGCGAGATAAGAGTTTCTGCTCGGTCTGCCGAAATGATAAACGGCAACTGTACGACCATGCCTCAATGCAATCTTGATGTATTTCTCGTCATAAGCATCATCGAAGTCAACACCTTCAGATGATTTGATGATAACGACTTTGCACTCGGGATGCTTGGTCAAAATCTTGTCGAGGTCAAAGCCAGCTCGTCCTTGGTGATTGGATATGTCTATGCCATAGAAATATACTTTAGCCATATCACACCTTCTCTCTTACGCCACAAAGAACATTGATGTAGTCCTGTGTAAGCTGTCCGTATCCCTTACCAAGAATCTTGTCAATCTTGGCGATACGAGCCTCATTTTTGCCGTAGTTGAGCGAACCATTAAGGATGCCTTTTGCAATCTTGACAACCTTGCTGACCTTGTTCTGCACTGCAAGCGGATAATATCCGGCATTGAGCAGATTGGTGATTCTCTCGTTGCTCGTTCCATAATCTCCTCTGAGAGTCTTGCGGACCATGTTGACATCAGCACCTTTCAGCCTTGTTTTGCCTCTGTAGCCACACTTGTATGTGTACTTCTTCATGTCCTTATAGATGACCGCAGAACAGTTGAAGAAGATAGCATTAAGGTCGCCGTGACAAGAGAAGTACTTCATGCCAACGCCGATGCAGTCCTCTCTGCCAGTTTCCAGGAAATCGGTGATGTATGTCGAGTAGTCATTATCCCAACAGTACATCGCACCGTGGTCTTTAAGCCACCTTGCCATAACTCGAATGCACCAGTTACCATGATGTCCAATCTTCAGGAAACGAGGCATCGCAATTTCGTTTACCTTGGTCGCACCGTCACCAGTTGTCAAATATTTGAGGCTCGGGAACCAGAACGCCAGGGACCTGTCGTTGACATATCCCTCGCTATTGCCTTCGTATTTGCCTGAAGTGTTCTGATATACAGTGAACTTAATGTCACCATATTTGCACTTGTCACCGTTCTTGACATACTTGATCTTGATGCCTTTGGCTTTTGCCTCATTGATGACATTCTGCAAAGCCTGTTTGTTACTACGCACTTCACCCGAAACATCGCCATAGGAACTCGGACGAGGCACAACCAATCCATTTGGCGTGAAATAATCATCTCTGATAATCTCACGGATGCCGTGGTAATGGTCGTAGTGAGGATGCGTGATGAACAGATATGGACGCTTGATTTTCCTTTTTTTCAGCGCACGAATGAGGCGGGTTGTACCCACCCCACAATAGCCGTCAATTACGAGAAAATATTTGCCGTCATCCATAATAGTGGCATCTCCCCATCTAGGGCCACCACCGTCATTGTCATAAAATCCCGGTACATGAAGTCTAATCACTCTGTATCACCGTCTTTCTTGTACTCTGCATTGCTGATATGCAGACAAACACCAAGGAATGTATCGACTGCCATCACTGTGGCGGGTATCTCGGATACATAAGGGAGTCCCCAAATCTTCCCAAGGGTCGCATACAGAACCGCAATTGCCGGAAGGATAGTCAGTGCAATCTCTTTCAGAATGTCATAAGTTTCGTTTGAAAATTTCATGTGAATCACCTCACTCATGTCTTGAATCTGTCGCATCAAGTCTCGCCGCTTCAACTGCTGTGATGATTGGCAGTTGTTTGCATTTTTCAACGATTGAGGCAGCTGTTCCGTTTCCGCCAAGTTCTGAGTATGGCTTAAACAGATATTTCTCAAGGTCCTCAAGTTCATCAGTCGTGATGCCGTTTCTCTGAATGTATTTCTCGGCAGTGCGGAAAATCTCAGCATGGCCTAATCCAAGAAGCATTCTGTCTCTTGCCGACTTGGCTTTTGATCTACTCTGAAGCCACGCCCACAGTCCGTTGCTCCCAAGAACAGCAACGACAACAGCTACGATAGTCTGTACAAGTGTGTCCAATGTTTTGCCCTCGCAAATAAAAAAGCACCCACATAAGTGAGTGCCATAATGTTATGCTACATATTGCCTATAGGATGCCTCGACTTTCTCCAGTCTCGTCTCGATATAGGTCTGTGTCGTGCTTATCTTGGAATGTCCAAGGAGTTTCTGAATCTCTTGTATGGGCATTCCTTTTCGTGCCAAGTCTGTTGCTAGTGTTCGTCTGAATCTGTGCGGATGAATGTGGATGCCACACATCTTCGACATTTCTCTCATCGTATATCCAAAGCCATTCGTGCTATATTTACCGCCAAGTCGTGTAGTAAATAAATATTCGCTCTTGTGCTTGTTCCACGAGATATACTTCAACACATATTTCTTTGCCACTGGCGTAATGAAGACCGTGCGGTCTTTGCCACCTTTGCCATTCTTGACATAAATAGTCAACTCATCAAAATCAACATCCTGTGTCTTGAGATTGGCAAGTTCATTGATTCGAAGCCCAGATGACAATAACACCTCTACTAACGCTCTCTCGTATGGTGATTTGCAGATACTCCTTATCGTATCAATCTCCTCACTGGAGAAAGCCCTCTTCTCTTCGCTAGGCACCTTGATAGGCTTAATGGGATCGATAGGATTTCTCTCGATCATCCCATTGTGGTAGAGCCATGTGAAGAAAGGAGAGATGTTAGACCTCTGATTTCTGACTGTCGCACTCTTAATACCTGACAACTTCATCTGTGCAAGCCATGCCATAATATCTGCGGTCGTAATCTCAGAATACTTCCTGTTGCCCAAAAATCTGAACATTCGTTGCAGAGAATACTTATACTGCCTGATCGTGCTTTTGGATTTTCCTTCTACCATGAGGCATCCCAAAAATGATTTGATTACTCGCAGATTCTCGTCATCATATGGCACTAACTCAGTTGACATCTTTGCCAAGTCATAGTCTTTGAGTTCTAATGCCACAATGTTGACAACTCTGTCAGCAGTGCCAGCATCCGTGAAGTCTGCCAGTTTGGTCTTAATTGCCTGGATGAATTGTTCTTTTGCTTGCATAAAAAAATACCCCCTTTGCATTGCAAGGAAGGCATGGTAAAATACATCCATACCTTCGGGTTGAGAGTCATGTTTGTGATTGCGAGTCCTTCATGGCTCTCTTTTTATTTGTTCCGATGTATTTCTATTTTATGACAAGTCTTTTACAAATTCAACAATGTTCTGTTTTCGCTTCTGAGTAAAATGGTGCTTTAAGTTAGTTACTCTTCCGTCACTTCCTCTGCCACAGGAATGGCATCATGCAGAAACACCTCGTGCCTCAACTCGAATCCCTCTTTTGTAAGCATGGTTACACTGTCCGTCAGATGAGTTGTATCTACCGCCTGTCCTGCTTCACGGAAAAACTCCTTGAGCGCATCGGCTTCTGTCTCGTATGCCTTGACGGAGTTGCCGAATGTTCCGTCCTGCCTGTTTGTAAATCTAACCACGAAATAATCGTACATATCATGCCTCCTTATGCGTTAATCTCGTTGAGTGCTTGTGCCAGTGATACCTTTGTGGCGTTTGTGCCGACCACAATTTGCGCTCCGCTTGCGATGTTGACGGTTGCTCTGTATAAATCGTTCCCGACCATGAAATACTGTCCGCTTGTAATGTTTGCATCCGCTATCATGTCAGTATCGGAATCAGTAAGACGCTTGATATAAAGCTTCGTATCTGCCCGATATTCCACCTCTACATCACCTGCATCCGACCACACGTTGTTGATGCCTAAGAGGGATTTTATCTCTGTTGCGGATAACTGTACGGTCTGAGGAGTGGCAAGCGTAATCACCAGATTGATTGGATGTGATGCCAGTGCAGAATTAAATTCTTCTACCGTTGTCATGCTCTGCGCCCAATCGGGAGTCATTACGATTCGCCCTTCGTTATTAACAAGCACGGCATTGAGGTCACTTTGACCGCCCAATGCAAGGGAGTTACATACCACGGCTCTTGTGTTAGGCCTATTCTTTGTCGTGAAGAATCGTCTTACATTTCCGCTCGTTGCTGTGCCAGATACCCCTGTAACAGAATACAGTTCAGTTGTTACGGTCAACTCCCCGCTAACTGCATCAAGCGTTCCGCCGTAGACTGTGCCTGCGGATGCAAGGGAGATGTCGTAGGTATTTCCTTTGTAGGGTTCGTACTCAGTCGCACTTGACCCTAATTCGATTTGGACACTAGCGAGCATCTCTGCCTCTGTTGCTGTATCCACACTGCCTAAATAACACCAAGCCAACAAATATTTTGTGCTATTCCCTGTTGTTATCGTTATTGACGTACCTGTATGGTTTGATATTGTCCCATATAGTGACGCGTTTAATGCGGGTTTAACATCGGAGCACGCCACAGAAAAACGTTCCCCGGCCATTTTCGATACAGTATAAGTCGTGTTAGGCGTCGCACAAATGTAGCATATTTTACCCGCTGAATTGGCTTGAATAGTATTAGTGATGGCGTTGATGAATCCTGTAAAAACATCGCTTGGATTCCACAGATTCTTCCCCGCTCTCGTCACCTTGACCGTATTCCACCCGCTGATAGGTCTGACATTATCGGGCGACGGGTCACCACTTCCCGACTGGACAGGCTCGATGTTGACCTTGAGCGATTTCAGTGGGACATCATCCGCTCCATCCGTAAAATGTGCTACACTCCCACTGGCAGAATCGGTGACGTAGGCGGTGTTGTACAAGTCACTAAATCCGCTCTTTAACTCAGTTATCTGGTCCCCAGTTTCCTTTGCATCTGCAGCCTTTCCGGCAATACTCAGAGTGGTGTCAGTGTCCACTGCTACCGAGTTATAGACACCACCGTCAGTCCACTGCTCACCATCCCAGTAATACCAGTG